AATACCTAAAACACAACCGCCACCCTTTCGGATGGCGGTCGTTGCGATTGACTGGGATTTTGTTCAGTCCTCTTCTGCCAACTTGCGGAAGTAGGCGAGAGCATCGTCCTCTCCTTCATCTGCCGCTGCTGCCTTTGGAGCGGGCTTCTTGGAAGCAGGCTTAACTGCCTCCTCGGTAGCCTTGTTGCTCTTGGCAAACTTCTGCGACAGAGACTCGCGCACAGGCTCTTCGTCAGCCTTCTTCTCGGGAGCCTCGGTGAAAAGAACCGTGTGCATACGATCCTTCAGTTCGTCATATGACTTGAACTGATCGGGAGCAGTAAACGCAACAAGCGAATGCTCCTTCTTCCACAGACCCTCAAGTTCGGAATCCTCTCCATCAAGAAGAGCAGAGGGAGAATCAAACGAACTCTTCTCATAGTTGACATAGCCACCGTCACCGATTGTAGCCTTCAACTTAAAGTTGCAACCCTGCCAGAAGTCAAACGGATTGATTGACTTCTCGTCATCAAACTTGGGGTTCATCTTGTCGTTGATCTTCTCAAAGATCTTCGCACCATACTTGAAGAGGAATACCTTGCCCTCGTTCTCGGGATGAGCAGCATCCTTGACGATCAGGATATTGCTGATATAGGTCAACTTGCGCTTGCGGTCACGGGCGACAGTCTTGTCAGACTCAAGTCCGCTATTCCACAGTTCGTTATTGCCTTCGCAGATCGGACACTTCTTGCCGATGGTAGTGGGGCAGTTCTCAATCATCCAACCGCCCTTGCCCTTGAAGCCGTGCGAGAACACGCGCACCCAAGGAATCTCTTCGCCTTCAATTGCGGGAAGGAAGCGAATTACGGCATAACCGTTACCTGCCTTGTCACGCTCAAGCGACCAGAAACGATCATCCTTCTCGTATCCCCCCTTGCTGTTCAACTTCTCCATCTCCTTGGAGAGTTGCTGCGTCATTGTCTGTGACTTCTTCTTTAGGTCTGAAAATCCCATATGTGTCGTATCCTTTCGTGTATTGGTGTGTATGAAGTATGGGTAGTATACAGGTATCTAGCCTGTGGTCAAGTGCTTTCGCACAAGATTTTGCGGACAGATTCTTTGAGAGTTTGAAGATTGGCTGTGTGTTTTAGAAACCCACCGTAGCCAATCATACGCCCTCGCATCTCGTCCCAAACGGGATCGCCCGATAGGGATGACTGCCAACTATTTGTAAATTCAAGCATCTGATCAAGGATACAGAAAGTCTCGGGCGAGATCTTCTTCTGCATCAACAGGCGCAGGATCTTGGGATGGTTCTTGTTCTCGCAGATGAACAACTTGCTCCACGCATCAGGAGTGAAGTTATCGTGAATGGAAGCGTACTTGATGAGTGTCTTGATATCCTCACCAAACAGATAAGTCAGGCGTTCGTTTCGCTTACGCCATTCCAAGAAACGCTGATTGGCTTCTTCGCCAAGCATGGAACCTATCCACATATTGGGATTATCCTGCATTTGTGAAAGCAGGAAGTGAACCATGTTCTCTTCGCTTGTGTATCGCTTCGCCAACTTATCAAAGAAGTGGCGATCCTTTCGGTTCTCAAAAGTCTGTGGCTTCGGAGAGATCCTGCCATAGCGAAAGAAATCATACTTATCTCCTCTGAAGTGAGCCTTCATGGAGACATAGATCTTGTAGGCTTCATAGCCGTTCATAGAGGCAGTTTGGAATCCTTCTTCAGAAGATTGAGTCGTTGACCTTCAATCTTCAGGCGTTCCTTGATTGGTTTACTTAGGAGTTTTGAAACCGTATCAGGTTCCACTCCGTGCTTTTCGCAGATGTGAATAACAGCATCAAGATAGGATGGCTCCTTCTGAATCTTGACGAAATCCTCAACTTCTTTTGAGAAGTCTTGAGTGAGATTTACAATTGAACCCATGCTTACTCCGTATAGGGGATTACACCAATTTCTTGAACAGCACGGCTAATGCCCCGTTCAATCTCTTCTTCGGATAGGAGCATGACAATCTCGTCCCCCTCCTTGCGGAAGATGCGGACGCAATGATAACGAGTGTCCTTGTCCATGTCAACGACATTCTCGTCCTTCTTGGTAAATAGTCCCTTAACCCACAATACTAGTTTCTTTAGCCAGTTCATTCTTAATTTGCTCCTGTAGTTCTTCAAAGTTGTTCTTTGACCAATAGAGTTGAATAGACTTCTTCAGCCCCTCACGGGCATTCCTTGAGTCCTCAATAAACTCCTGATCTACGCCACTATCACAAGCAACAAGGATGACTGTTTGTGGCAACTTCTTCTGACCTGTGCGCTCAAGCCACATATGAGCATATGCACACGCCTGTTGGAAGTAGTTTTGAATGTCAGACTTGCGCTTCTCCTTGCGAGATGACTTGAAGTCAATGATTGAAATCTCGCCATCGTAGTCAGCGATACAGTCAAACCGTCCCGCTAGGCGCAGGGTATCCGACCACAGCGATTCCTCTTGACCGTGGATATTGGTGATCTTGTCAAGATGCTTCTTGATAAGCATGAAGAGAGTCTTGTCGCCAAGCGGTGCAGACTTGACGGCTTCATGTTCACCCTTGAGGTAGGCTTCCGTGATTTCATGGAGTTTGTTTCCACGGGAAATGGCTTGCTGCGAGATCTCCAAGTTCTTTGGATCGCTTCGCCACTTTGCCCAAAATTCCTTCTTCTCAAATCCTGTGACCGTAGTCACCGAGGGATACCATTCGCCCGATGTGGGAGACTGATAGAATCTTCCAAGTTCAGGGATTTCAATTGACCGTAGTCTTGAAAAATTCATTTAGTGCATCCAATCTTGTTTGCTTTTCTTTTTCATATCATTGCGAGGGTGGGCTTCTTTGACCTTTGCCATAACTTCTTGCCAACCTTTATCGGGCTTGGTAATACCGACACGAACGGAATCCACAATAGAAGCCGCACCCACAACGATCTCAACCTTCTTCTTACCGCAGGAAGGACACTTCTTCTTGGTTGGTTTCTCCATATCGGCAATACGGAGCATCTCATCAAAGGTATGCCCACAATCCCCACATTTATAATCATAGAACGGCATTCTGTACCTCCTTGTCAGGTACAGTATTTAGGAGCCACCAATCAGGTGTAGGACGATTCGTCCACTTGCCTAACTTTGCCTTGCCGCCAATGTAATACTTCTTGTATGCACTAACCGAATCGCCTACAACCTTGTATTCATCGGGCATTGCTTGCGGTGGTTCACGAAAACCCTTTTTACCCTTGAGATTCATGGGAGGATTGCGTAGTTCTTGCCAACAACGATTCACTACAGCATGAGTCTTGCCGTAGCGATGCGTGTATTCCTTACATAGATGCGTGAGCAATTGGTAGAGCCAAAGATACTGATCTTCAGATTCTCGCGCCCATACAGCAGAAGGATGATTGATATGCGATGCAAGGAATAGACTTGCATTCATGCGCGGATCTTCCAAAGACCAACGCTTGAGTTTACGATTGTTGACAACGACAACAGACTGCTTGCCGTCAAGAAGACGATGTGCAGTAGACAGTAGTTGCGTGTATTCAAGAATCATCTTGACCGTATGCTTGTCGTTGTGCATACGGGCGCACTTGCTTGGATCGGGATCTAGGTAAAAAATGTTCATGTGTTGATTGTAACAGAAAGTGACCCTAAAGGGATTTGAACCCTTGTTATTCCCGTGAAAGGGGAGTGTCCTAGACCAACTAGACGATAGGGCCAAAAGGACGGTGGTCGATCACCGTTGCCAAGGTGGAGTTTAATTAAAACGCATCGTCTTCGTCATCCCAATCATCGTCCTCATCGGACTCTTCATCGGAATCGGAATCTTCAAACTCTTCGTCATCGTCATCCCAATCATCGTCCTCGTCTTCATCGGACTCTTCATCGGAATCAGAATCTTCAAACTCTTCGTCATCTTCAAAGTCATCGTCATCATCCCAATCGTCATCCTCATCTTCTGAGATAGGATCGTAATTGGAAGGATCGGCGGGATCCAATGCGAGGAGTTCAATCTCCATTTCCATGAGATCAATGATTGGCATCAGTTGTCCTCCTTCACGGGGAAGACATCGGACTCCTTGACCCAAAAGTGTTCATAGGGAGCGGTGTCCCCGATCCATTCAGGGGAGTACACGCTGACAAGGAACTGTGAACCCCACACGGGATCGCGCTCCACACGCTTGACCTGACCGACCTTATTGAGTGACTGCACGAACACCTTCTGTGGCTTCGGGCGCGGCTTGCTTTCCAACTTCTCTGACATTACAATATACCTCTTATGAGGATTTACACGCCGACTCCAAACGCTTGGAGTGTCTTCGGCGCGTTGGAATGAGTATAACCCATGCAGATTCTTTTGTCAACCCCCTTGACAGAAAAATCTCTTATGATAAGATAGAGCGTATGGCAATCAATTCAGAGAAAGCCCATTGGGGTCTAGAGCCTCAATGGACAGACATTTCTAAAGATCCAATTGAACAGTCCTATGCTCTTGCTAGGGCAGAGAATTGGTATCACCATATGGCGAGTGAGGATGACCGCCGCCGTTGGATATTTGAATTTCTGAAGTCCCATAAGTTTACGGACGCGCAGATCAAGTCATACGGTCGCACGGGGCGAGTATCGGTAGATGCCGATGAAGTGGCTCCGAACGAGCCAGGATGCAATCTGGGCGTATTGGCGCGGCTTGTGACGCTAGGTGCGCCTGTTCCTGAAGTCCGCAAGGAGAGGCTCCTGCGTGGAGTCCGATATCTTGTAGCCAAGGGGCTGACCATCCGTGAGGAAGAAAAGGCGGATGCAGTTCCCAATATTCAAGATCGTATCCGCGAACAAGTTTCAAATTTGATCGCTGAACTTGAGCAACTTGAAGATGCGTTCTTTGTCGGTAAGACAACCGAATACAAGGGCTGCAAGGATATTGAAGATTACATCAAGAGCAAGAACATTCGTGGAGTTCAGGCTAGCCGAGTCGCTGAATGGTTCAAGCGTAGGATTGATCCGATTGAGACTGTGCTTGAGGGCAAGGCAGACGAGCAGTTGAAGGAGGGATACTCCATCTACAGCAAGAAGCAACTCAAGGAATACTTGAAGTGGCTCAACTGTCTCATCATCGCGTGTCAGCATCAGGTTGAAGTCTCAAAGAAACTTCGTGCGCCTCGCCGCCGTAAGCCCAAGGATCCCGTCAAGGCAGTCAAGAGCCTGAAGTATAAGAAGGAAGACACGACTTGGAAGATCAAGTCCGTTGCTCCTTATCGGATCATTGGTGCAGAGAAGGTTGTCTTGTTCAATACCAAGACCCGAGTTTGTACCATCCTTGAAGCAGAGACCCGCGAGGGACTTTCTGTGAAGGGAACTACGATCATTGGATTTGATTCTTCAAAGTCCAAGTCCAAGAAACTTCGCAAGCCCGAACCCCTCCTCAAGGCTATCCGCGAGGAAGGCGGCATTCGTTCTGTAAAAAATGCATTTGGTCAGTCTAATACGGCAGAAAAAGATGCAAAGGGTCGGGTAAATGAGGATACAGTAATCCTTGTGACCTACTAAATAGGTATGACAAGGAGCATACACCATGCAATTACTGATCTCTGAAATTTTGACCAAGGTCGCTGAACAGAAGACTCCAAAGGACAAGGCGAATGTTCTTCGCGCTCATTCAACAACTGCATTGCAGGAAGTCCTCCGATACGCTTACGATCCCAAGGTAACTTGGTATTGCGAAAAGGCACCATCATACACCGCCGATCCCTCGCCCGAAGGATTGTCATATACTACGCTGATGCTTGAATACCGTAGGTTCTACTTGTATACCAAGGAGAATCCCGTGGCAGAGAAGCGTAAGAACGAACTACTCACTCAACTATTAGAATCCCTCCATCCAACGGAGGCAATGGTTATTGAGCAGATGATTGCTGGAGAGATTCCAGGAATTGACCGCGAGGTTGTTGATCTCGCATTTCCAAATTTAATTTCTACAAAGGTAGTAAAGGCATGAGTCAGCAAGGTAATGTTGATCGGGATGGTCGTCCACTAGAACGAGCCGATAGCAGAACAAGTCAGAAGAAGCATTTGAAGCATCATCGCAATTTGTCAGATAGTCTGGTATCTCACGATATTGAAGAAGATGATTTCTTCTACGAGACAAAGGAGAAGTTCCACCGTGGTCGCTGATCCAAGAACCAAGCCAGAAGATGAATTTGAAGATCTAGAGGGGGATGTCCATGAGGAAATTCCTTATGAGACAGAACGCCTCACGCGCATACGCGCATACGCGGGTGTACACGCACACACGCCCGAGTGGGCATACGCGCCCGAGAGCGCACGGGCGCAGAGGCGTGAGCGTAATCAGTTTTGGAGTAGAGTACTGTAACCGTACTTGCAGATGAAATAAGAGTCCACGATATCTGATACGGGACTCGCTACTTTCTTGGAATCGGGGCTGATCTCTTTTTGGAGGTTAGCCCCTGTTTCTTTTACAAAGGCATCATACATCTTGTCCTTGTCGGCATTACCCTTGCCACTTGCAAACTTCTTAACAACGGTAGGACCAACAAGATGGAATGGAACTCCTGCCTTCCACATCTTCCATTTCAACAATCCACCGTTTTCGCCAAGATTGAAGACTTTACCCTTGGCTCCAAGAGCGTAGTCTTCCATGTAGACAAGATCGCAATCCTTGACAAGTTCCAATGCCCAATTTGAAATCTTGTCGTAACGATCTTCGCCTCTGCCAAACTCATAGACTTCCCATTCAGGATAATCCCAACCTTTGCAATACAATCCCGAAGCCGTATACACAGTTGCGTGTTTCTTGGTTTCAGTAAGGTAATGCGACTTGCATTGAGAAAGAGAAAAGCCATCACCGCTATGAACGGTAATGGCTGGTGAGCAGAGGGAGTAATCTATTCCTGCGATCTTCAAGCAGGAGTATTTAGTACTTCTACTTGAGGAACAGGCTGACTATTCAACTTTTCCTCTAGAACCTTCTTCTCCTTTTCAAGAATTTGAACTTGCGCCTCCAACAGAATGTTGTCAGCAGTCAGTTGATTTACCTTCTTGTGAAGAATTGGAATGAGGATGGTTTCGTTGTAATTCTCTGTCGCTGTTTGCTGTGCTGGTGTGAACATGGTTTCTCCTTATGATTGAGTTAGATCTACTACTTCGCATACCCCTGCGCTACAAGCAAAGGTCTGCGTTCCCTTTGTGGTATCTTCCTTCTCATAATTTGAAAGAAGCGACCAATCAATACTCTTTGGCATCTTCGCTAGCATTGCCTCATATTCTTCCTTGGTGCAATCCTGATACGGGGCTTGACGATATGATCCCAGATCTTGAGGTAAGAACGAGATGCCCGAAATACTGTCAATATGCTTGTATACCCATGCACCGACTTCCAACCATTCGTGTTCGCGGACGGTGATGGTGACTGATGGCTTGTGTTCACACCAGAAGTCTTGATACATCTTCCAAAGTTCAAGATGCTCAATCGCGGTGATGTCATTACGAGTGGGCGATCCGTATGGTGACTTCATTGGGAATGAGAATACCATCGTATGATCAGGACGCATGACACAAGGCTCTGCGGGGATGCCCTGATCAATCATAAACTGACAGATCGGATCCTTCTGATCTGCACGGACGGTGCGAATGTAATACTCGTTGTGACGAGCATGGATGCCGCTTGCAGCATCTACCAACTGCGATACCGTGCCGCTTGGCTTGACACAGGTGATGGCAGCAGCAGGACTGATGCCCAACTTCCTTGCCCACTTTGCGTTGGTCTCAACGGCTGCTTGCTTCATATGACCAAGAAGAACTTCCAATCCATTCTCGCTGCGAAGATAGGGATTGTCAAGAATGCCTGTCAACGATACACCAAGCAGAGCCTCTTCCTCGCAGTTCTTCTTCCACTCGCTTGAGATGTAGCGGAAGTTGGTGAGTGAGGCTTGCCATGTGCCAAGGATGGCAGCAAGTTTGACCTTGCGAACCAAATCATCGGGGGTGTCATCGTGACGAACTACAACTTCGGATAGATTGCAGAATTCACGGTCGCGCAGGATGATTTCGCTGCAAGGATTGGTTCCGAAGTCAAAGTTTGGATCACGGCGATCACCCAACTTCTCAACCTGACGCTTGGATGCATCACGATTAAAGATGCCACGCTCACCGCTCTTTGACTTATAGAGCGATACCCATTCGTCCATGAATGTTCCGATTTCAGGACGCTCCTGATAGACAGCAGAGTTATTGGCGAGTGCGCGTTGGGGATCAATCACCCACCATTGACCGACCTTTGCATTACGCATACGCTCGTCATTCAGATCCGACAGACTGATGAGAGCAGAACGGCGAACGCCACCAACAACAACGATCTCTGCGATCTTGCAGACAATATCGTGGCATTCAATAGATGTCAACTTGCGACCCTTTGCCTTTCGGAAGGTGTCGGATGTAAACTTGAAAAGATCAACGAGTGGTTCTGGACCAGATGCACGACCGCCGAATGTCTTCAGCCGTGCGCCCTTAAGACGAACCTTGGAGACATCCCACTTTGGAAGTTGACCAGAGATGAGAAGACTGACCAATTCCTTGTATGCCTTTGCCCAACCGATCTTGGAATCTTCAACAACGATGACGGTATCGCTTGGGAAGAACTCTTCTGCAACTGTTGGCAACTTCTGCACAAAATGATTTTCCACGCTGAAGCCTACGCCTGTTCCGCACATGAGAACATACAGTATCTCATCAAACGAACGAACGCGATTGACTGCAACGAAGGCGCAGTTGTATCCCGCAACATGATCTCGCTCAAGAGCAGGACCAGCAGTCATCAATGCTCTCATGGAAGGCATGACCTCAAGATTGAGGACTGCTGTCTCCAACTCCTCGCGCTGCTCCTTGGTGATCTTATTGCCAAGGTGCTTCTCAAAGAAGTCAAAGTACCGAGCAACTGTCTCTTCCCATGACTCTCTGCGATTCTCCGATTCAATCCATCGGCTGTAGCGCGAGGTAAAAATGAAGTGCTGATAGAGCGTAGGAAGGTTCTCGTAATTATTATCCATTAAAATTCTCCGATATAGTTTTACAAATCCGAACAAAATCTTCGTGAAACCCTGATAACTCGGTATGGTATGGGGTGAGGATATTTAGAGCGAATGATACTCCGATTACCCCAAAAAAGCAAGTGATTTGTAGTAGAAAGTGAATGTTAAAAGTCTATAGCGTCAATTTGCATTATTAGAAAATTGCTTATACTTTTACTCAAAGTAGCCGTTTATGGCAACGCTGCCTGTTACCACAAGAGTATTTGATGCGGTAATATAAAACTAAATCAAGTCAAATTAAAAATCTTGAGACTCTACTTCCACAAAATCTTCTGGGTACATCCACGCAATGCGTTTGGCATCGTTTAATCCAAACACAAAACATTTCCCCTCTCCATTTGGAATTTCTCCATGATAAACAAACCTATCACGGTCTTCTATTTGAAACAATGTAGCCCGTTCGCTGGTAGGATCAACAATTTTTACGATAGATAATGGTCTTGGTGTTGGCATGGTATTAGGGGGCTATTAAAATTTCTCTGCTAAGAGGTCTACGACACCTCGTACATATGTAGTCTACTAAAAGCGAAATACTTGTAGTTGTTGCGGCGGTTCCTGCTTTGGTGTTCATTGTTAAACTTCCAAGATTATCTGATGTAAAATATGCACTATCGAATAGTGGATCAGAACCATCAATCGGTGATGGGACAGTTCCTTCTGTTACTGTTCCTGTTGTTATATTTTTTATTTTGTAATTTACTATATAAGTTGGTACATGATACTCTAAATCAGGATAATATACAGATCTAGACTCCGTAGACAAATACATTCTGTAAGTAGTGTTTGTAGAAACCGCAACGCCTGTGTCAAACCGTATTGTTAATGAATCCCCTGCTAAAACCAACATCCAATTTGTATCCGTTACAGTTCCGTCACACCGAAATTCAAAATATGCTCCAAGAGTAGGAGCGGTATTGCTTGGAGCGGTTCCGCTCCAGTTTTGAAATCCAAGTCTAAATGCTCCACGAACAGAATTTGAATGTATTGCTGTTGATGTTCTAATTGCAGTTTCGTATTCTTGTTTTTCAACCAAGAAATCTGTTATTGTTGTGGGAAGCGGAGTAAGAGAATTTTCCATAACAGAAATACTTCCAAAAGTACCCGCAACTGCTTCTCCGGTACTTGCAAAAGCGTGTCCTGTAAAGTTGCTTGTGGTTCCCGTTTGAAGATTAATGACC